ATCAGCCCAAGGCCTTTCAGGCAGTTGGCCGTATCCATCAGCTGATGGGTCGGGACCTCGACCGTGATGGTGAAGCTGTCGGCAAAGGTTTTGGCGTAAACGCCGCCATCGTCCATTAAGGCGGTTTCAATCTCATCGAGGATGACGGTGATGCGGCTTCGGTCGAAATGATCGGGCAGCTTGCGAATGGCGATGCGGATGGTGCTGGTTTCCATGGCGTTGGCTTCGTTCATTCTGCGTATTCGCCTTCGCTGAAGGCGCTGTCGGTGATGCGCCTCAGCAGGTTTGCGTAGTGTTCGAGGGTTCCGGCATGGCCCCAGCTGACCTGGTCGGGGTGGGTGTTGAAATGCTCGTCGCTGAGCGCCTGCAGTCTGGCAAGCATCGCGTCGATCTCGGCTTTCTTGTTCATGAAGGCGTCCAGTGCGGCTTCATGGTTCCGGCGCGCCTTCTCGGTGCGCAGTTGGTGGCGGGGCGTGGTTTGCGGGTTCAGGCGGGGCATCTTGGCGTCTCCTTCAGGTGCATCGTTTGCTGTCATCAGCTTCGCTCTGTGGGGCCTGCCTATCCAGTATAATCGACGCAATTTCAGTGCATTGATCGACGCGAAGGGATCATCTTGTGTCAGCAGCGACCCAACCCATCGGCGTCATCGCAAGGCTTCTGGATCTCTCGGAACGACGGGTCCAGCAGCTGAGCCGCGAGGGCGTAATCCCCAAGGCTGAGAGGGGGCAGTATGACTTGATTGGCTCCGTGCGCGGCTACGTCCGCTACCTGCGCGATCAGGCGCTCAAAGCGCAGGCCGGTGCGCCAGACTATGCCGCCGAACGTGCGCGGTTCATCCGTGCTCGGGCTGACCTCGCTGAAATGGAAGCCGAGGAAAAGCGCCACTCGCTGATCGCAGCGGACCAGATCGAGGCCGCCTGGATTGCGGTCCTTGTACTTCTGAGAACCCGTTTGCTTGCGTTGCCCGACCGGCTGGCCCCACAGGCTTTTGAGCAATCCACCGTCGGGGATACCCGAACCTTGATCCGAACTGCGATCCGCGAGGTGCTCGATGATCTCGCAGAGCCAGACATTGAATTCGAAACCGACCCTGAAATTGACGGGCTCTCCGATCCTGAAGCGGACGGTGGTGAAAGCCCTGGCGGTGCTGAAACCGCCGCCGGACCTGACGATCAGCGACTGGGCCGATCAGAACCGAAGGCTGAGCTCTGAGGCCAGCGCTGAGCCGGGCCAGTGGCGCACGAGCCGGGCCGAATACCAGCGCGGCATCATGGAAGCGGTCTCTGATGCTGCCACCGAAACTGTCGTCATCATGTCCAGCTCACAGGTGGGTAAGGCGCTGGCGCTCGACACGCCGCTAGCGACGCCCACAGGCTGGACCACGATGGGCGAGGTCGCGGTTGGCGACATACTTTTTGACGAAACCGGCGCGCCGTGCCGCGTCACCGGCGCCACGGACGTGATGCTTAACCGGCGCTGCTACCGGGTGCGGTTTTCGGACGGGAGTTCGATCATCGCCGATGCCGATCACCTCTGGGCGGTCGACAGCGACACACCAGTGCGCGTGCAGGACGCGATGAGGGACCTGTTCCATGACGATCCACCGGGCGGTCCTGACGACGAAGGAGATTGCTGAAACTGCGCATTACTACGGCGCGAAAAAGCGGAACCGATACGCCATCCCTGTGGCCGGTGCGTTGCAGCTGCCCGAACAGGCATTGCCGATCCCGCCTTACGCCTTGGGCGTCTGGCTGGGGGACGGCCACAGCTACGGTTCACAGATTACCTGCCATCAGGACGATCTGGAAATCGCCTACCATCTTCGCGCTTGCGGTGTGCAGGTTGAGGTCAAGTCGAAGGACAAGCGGGTTCCGCATATCTTGACGCTGAAGCCAACACTGCCTTGGCCCGACAATATGTGTCGCCGTGGGCATGACATGGATGTGCTGGGTCGCCACGGGAATGGGCAATGCGCGGAATGTGGGCGTCAGTTCTCGATGCAATGGAAGCACGGGCTTCCCGTTGATCCGGTTCTGGAAGCCGGAAAGCCGTTCAGCCTGCGCCTTCGGGAAATGGGGCTGGCCAAGGATCGGAAGACGCCAGCAACCGGCAAACACATCCCGCCGACCTACCTGCGCGCCTCGATAGATCAGCGCCTGGCCCTCCTGCAGGGGCTGATGGACACGGACGGCTATATCGCTGAATGCGGTCGCTGCGAGTTCATCACGGTGCATCGACGTCTGGCGGATGGCTTTGGAGACTTGCTGGCCTCGTTGGGCATCAAGTTCACTGCTGTCGACAAGCAGCCCACGGTGATGATCGACGGCGAACGACGTTTCGGACACCCCGCGACGCGGTTCTCGTTCATGATCTATGACGACACGCAGGTGTTTCGACTGGCGCGGAAGCGGGCGCGTCAGGTCTCGCGGGAGGGGCGGCGGACGACGGAAACCGAGCGCCGCCGCATCGTGGCAGTTGAGCCTGTGGAGAGCGTGCCGGTCCGCTGTATTCAGGTGGACAGCCCGAACCGGCTCTATCTGGCCGGGCGCACGATGATCCCGACGCATAATACGGAGATGGTCAACAACGCCGTCGGCTATCACATCGATCAAGATCCGGCGCCGATCATGGTGGTCATGCCGACCGAACGGGATGCGGAAACCTGGTCAAAGGACCGCTTCTCGCCAATGGCGCGGGATACGCCGTGTTTGCAGGACAAGATCGCCAATCCGAAGTCGCGGGACGGGAACAACAAAATCCTGCACAAACGGTTCCCGGGTGGGCACCTGACGATTGTAGGGGCGAATGCGCCCTCGGGGCTTGCGAGCCGCCCGATCCGATTGCTGCTCTGCGATGAAGTGGACCGCTATCCGTTTAGCGCAGGGGCTGAGGGGGACCCAGTCAACCTTGCGAGAAAGCGGACGGTGACGTTCTGGAACCGCAAGATCGTGCTGGTGTCCACGCCGACGAACAAGGGCGCGAGCCGTATTGAGGCAGCCTTTGAAGAAAGCGACCAGCGCCGTTTCTGGGTTCCCTGTCCGGAATGCGGCCACGACCAAATCCTGACCTGGGGACAGGTCAAATGGGACAAGGATGAGAGCGGCGGCCATCGCCCGGAAACCGCACGCTACCACTGCGCTGACTGCGACGCGCCCTGGACCGATGAGACCCGCTGGTCAGCCATCTCCAAGGGCCGTTGGGTCGCGGATGCCCCATTTAACGGAACGGCTGGTTTCCATCTGAACGAGATCTATTCGCCGTGGGTACGGCTCGAGGCCATGGCGAAGGCGTTTCTGTCGGCGCGCGCCGGTGGGGATGAGACGATGAAGACCTTCGTCAACACCTCGCTCGGCGAGACCTGGATGGAAAGCGGCGAGGCGCCGGACTGGCAGCGGCTGCAGGGGCTGAAGGAAGATTGGCGGGCGGGCACGGTGCCGGCGGGCGGGTTGTTCCTGACGGCTGGCGCCGACGTCCAGAAGGACCGGATTGAGGTTGATGTCTGGGCATGGGGCAGGGGCCTGCAAAGCTGGCTTGTTGATCACATCGTCATTGAGGGTGGCCCTGGCGATCCAACGTGCTGGCAGAAGTTGTCCGACCTTCTTGGTCGCACTTGGCAGCATGCAAGCGGCACGCCGATGACCATCGCGCGGCTGGCGATCGACACGGGCTATGAAACCAGCGCTGTCTACGCCTGGGCGCGACAGGTGGGCTTTGGGCAGGTTGCGCCGGTGAAGGGGCTTGAGGGCTTCAATCGTGCAAGCCCCGTTACGGGGCCGACCTATGTCGACGCCACCATCGGCGGCAAGCGCCTTCGCCGCGGCGCACGGCTTTGGACCATCGCCACATCGACCTTCAAGGCCGAGACCTATCGTTTCCTGCGGCTCGATCCGCCGGAGATCTCCAGCCTGGCAGATGTAGAGGCGTTTCCTCCCGGCTTCATGCATCTGCCGGGCTGGGTTGATGCGGAATGGTTGAAACAGTTGACGGCCGAGCAACTGGTCACGGTCAAGAACAAGCGCGGCTTTGCCAAGTTGGAATGGCAGAAGCTGCGGGAACGCAACGAGGCGCTGGATTGCCGGGTCTACGCTCGGGCCGCGGCTTGGATCCTCGGCGCAGACCGCTGGTCAGACGCAAGGTGGGAAGAACTCGCGGCGCAGTTTGCAGTCGCTGATGCCAAGGGCAGGGCCGTTACCACAGCACAGAATCCGACGCGCAAAGCAAAGGTCCGCCGTGTCGCACGGTCGTCTTATATGAAGTGATTAGGCTCTTAATGTGCGCTGGACGATCCGAGGATCCTTATCGATAAGAGCAAGTAGGACACGGGCGGGGCCATCAGGTGAGCGTCGGTGCTGCTCCCAGTTCAGCAGCGTGGATTTCTTCACGCCGATGCTTTTGGCAAACTCGGCCTGCGAGAGCCCGGTGCGGGCGCGAATGGCTTGGATGTCGGTGTCGGGGATTTCGATCTCGTGGATGGTGACGAATTCTTCGCCGCGAGCATGGGCAATGGCCTCCTTGAGGCCTTGTTCGATGCTTTTGAATGTATCGCTCATTTTGTGCTCCTGTAGCTTTCGGCTAGAAGTTTGCCGAGGGATTTGACTGCTTCCGCCTCTGTCTTGGTCAGGTTGGCCTTCTCATTCTTTGCGAAGATGGTGATTAGAAAAATCGGAACTGTTTCATCCTCGCAATAGAAATGAATAACCCTGAAGCCGCCGCTTTTTCCTCCACCGTCGCGGGCATAACGGAACTTTCTGACACCGCCACCAATGGAAACGCCTGCAGATGGGTTACGTGCAACGTAATCGATGAGCGCCATGCGCTCTTCGTCGCTCAAAAGTGTATGGGCGCGACGTTGAAACTCCGGTGTTTCGGCAACGGTTACAATAGTCATACGTTCATATGTGCGCCATTGGCGCATATGTCAATGGCGCATTGGAAATGTTTATGACCTTAACCTTGGAACTGCGCGCCCGTCGTGACGCTCTTTCTAGACAACGCGCCTCTGGTGTGGCCCGGGTTAGCTACGACGGTAAGACGGTGGACTATCGCTCGGTCGCCGAGATCGACCGAGCTATCGAGGCCCTGGACCGCGAAATCGCCGCTGCCGAGGGGCGGCGCATTGTGCGTCATGTTCGCGTGACAACGGCCAAGGGGCTCTGAACGTATGGGACTCTTCGAC